ATGTTAGATTTGGATTTACACATACAGCTTTATTTCCAAGTAATGTCCAGGGTTGTGTTGTCCAAGCAACCAATTTCCTTCCATCTTCTAGATCAAATGTGAAGTAAGCAGATACATCAGTTCTATCTTGATATTCCAATTCTGATTCAGCAAGAACGGTTCTTGTTGATGGTGAATAATGAACTGGTCTGTTATCAAGATAAACCAATCCTTTATTCATAAGAAAATAAAGTAATTCCAATTGTTTTACTTCGAATTCTTTTTTATTTGTTTGATATTTATTTTCCCAGTCGGCAAAAACACCTAATGACTTGAATGTTTCCATTTGTTTTTCAACGAATCCATTTGCCAATTTATGACATTCTTTTCTTAGGGCTGTGTGTGATAATTTACCTTTGAATTTTTTCTGAACTGCTAGTTCGGTTGGTAAACCATGGCAATCCCATCCTGGTCGAAAATCAACCTTATATCCATTCATTAATTTCCATTTTACAACCATGTCTTTGAGGACCTTATTCAGTACATGACCTACATGTAGATCGCCATTGGCATAAGGTGGACCATCGTGTAAAAGAAATCTTTTTTGATTTAATTTATTTCTTTCATATAAAGTATTTTCCCATAATTTTAGCAATTCCGGTTCTTTTGTTTTGTGTTCAGACCTTTGTGTGAAGTCTGTTTTCGGCATGTTTAGTTTTTTTGTTTTCATAATTTTGATTTAATTTTTTTTAGCAATAAAAAACCCAAGGACTTTTTTGAATCCTTGGGTTGAGTTTAGATAATATAATTCACATTATCTTTGGGTTGTCCAAGGATTTAATCTGTGAATTATAATTATGTTTCTTTTCATTTTCATTTTACAAAAATATCAATTATATATCAAACTTTTACACCTTTGTTTAAAAAAAGAAAACCCATCATTTATGATGGGTTTTCTGAATTATTTCAAAGTAGATTATTTTTTTATTCTTTCTTTGTATTGAAGTTCTTTTATCGAATCAACTTCAATCTTTAGTTTCTCAGCTCTCTTTTCAAGGTTTTTCAGAGCCTCTGTTAACACCTCAGATGATCCTATCATATCGATAGAGGATTTTATTTTCTGAATGTTGAACTGAACATCTTCGAGTTTCAATGTAACTTCTCTTTCTTTATCTTCTAATTTTCTCTTAACGATAAGTTCTTTATCAAGCTTTGTTTCAAAGAAGTAAGTAAGGTCACAATTGAGCTCATTTCTAACTTCATTTACGATCTCAAGTGCTGATTCGTATTGGAAGAAACTATTCCCATATCTTTCATCACATCTATAAAGGAATATGTTGTTCTTATAGTTGAAAACGAATGCCTCTAAAGTAGGATTGATAAGGTTTGATACTCTTTTCACAACATCCAATTCAACGAATGAATCAAGGTTCTTGTTCACTTCAACTATCAGTGGATAGAAGTTTCTATTGATGATCGGAACAACTGGTGAGTTGAAAACAGACTCTAAAGTTGTTTCATCATCCATTTGGTCATCATTGATGTAAATTCCTTTTTTGGAAACTCCCAATCCGATAGTTAGATATTCTGAGATTCTGAAATCTATTCTTGATTCAGAAATGGTTGCATATTGCAAAGATGTTTGAAGCATTCTCAATGTTGTCATTCTTGCTTCATCACTCACATGATTCTCCAATAGAGTTTTCTCGATCATATCATCTTTCAAAAGAAACCAAGAATCTTTTATATATGCCAAGTGACCATCTTCAACCTGTTCAACTATTGTATATACTGGTTCAGATTTACCACCACTCAAAAGGTTGTTTCTCTTCTCTGGTGATTTTGTCAAGTTGTGAACAAAAAGTTTGATCTCAGGAACCCAATCATAGATGGCAAGTTCATTGAGTATCTTACCCATTCTATCTTCATCTGAATCTAAATTGATCGTTTGTAGTAGAACATTTATCGGTTGTCTATAAAGTTCGCCTTGGTTCTTTGTGTTCAACACATTGTACAGTGACTTTAGTTCATATACAAGTTTATACTGTTGTACATCATCATTCAAACTTTCCATGAATTTCTTCACTTCTTTGTCGTATGTGTATGGTTTTAATTTTTCATTCAATGATCGTATAACCTCTTTTTCTGAGTGATCTGGGTAGTTCATGTGTCCTTCTACAATATATGCAACATCTGACTGATCAAATGAAAGTGATTTTTTGAAATTGAACAATTCAAGCTTTAAGTTCTTCATATTCTGAATTTTTATTTTTTATATAAACTATATATTAATAGCAAAAACCGGTTTTTTTCTATTTTCCAATATTCCCTGAGTTCGGGTTTTTAGGTATGGCTGAGCTTCCATTCTTTAAAGTGATGAGATTGTTGAACCATCGTGTTCTGAAGGGGGTCACCTGTGATTCTTCTATGAATGCCGGATAATATGTCTGAACAGAAATATTTGCAGTCAATTTTATAGTATTATCAGATGAAAGATTCTTCTCTCTCGATATTTCAATGTTCTGGTCATCTGGCATTTCCATGAAAGCATCAATGTTCATATAATTATATTCAAAGAACATATATTTATATAACCAAAGAGCATTCATTATTGATTGTGAGCACTTGAACACATCTATTTCTGTTTTCAATAGAACGGTGAGTTCGTAAGTTGCAGTCACAGGAATTGCTTTGACCTTTCTAAGAACTCTTTTCACCTCAACATCATCCTCACTGACATCTTTCAACCAAACATTTGGATTTCTGAATTCGTCAGATCTCACTGTCCAATTGGTCAATGTGACATGTCCCCTTGGTATCTGGTCTGAATTGAGTTCAACGAACCTGTTGTTCGATACGACATCATCAACGAATGAGTCAAGTAAAAACCTTTCATCTCCTGTGAGTGAGTAATAAATAGGTACATTCACCTCAACATCTTTTTTAGTGAACCTATTGACCCATTTTATCCTTCCTTCCAAGGTATCTAAGAGACATATTGTTAGATCTCTTAAAAATACTTCATCATAATTGAATTTTTTCCCTATTGACATTATTTATATTGATTTTCTGTATATATACGAATACACACTTTCTTCATGAACATTTTCGCTTTTTTTCAATAAAGTATATATGAGAGAATTATTACTTTGGCAGAAATACAGACCACAGACAATGTATGACATTGTTCTACCTGAAAGAATAAAAAACAATTTCGTGAATGGTCTTGATATGAATTACATTTTTCACGGAAGGTATGGTACCGGCAAGACCTCGCTTGCAAGAATTCTCATTGGTAAATACACGAAGGATAAGAATTTTCTTGAAGTGAACGCATCTTTATACACATCGATAGATATACTCAGAAATGACATTGAATCATTCTGTAGATCAACATCAATATTATATTCAAGTGATCCGATGAAATATGTTTTTTTGGATGAGTTTGAAAGAGCATCCGCACAATTCCAAGATGCTTTCAAAGCATTCGTTGAACATTATTCAAAGACAGTGAGGTTCATTCTTACAACAAATCACTATGATAAAATATCCGATGGTATCAGATCAAGGTTCAGTTCTGTTAATTTCACTCCCAGTTTAGAAGAGGAGAAGTTGCTTATGAAGGAATTTTTTCAAAAGATAAGAAACATAACAGAAAAAGAAGATATCGATATATCGGATGATCAACTTGCATCACTCATAAAGAAGCGGTTCCCGGATATGCGTTCAGTGATGGTTGCTCTTCAAAAATATAAAATGAGTGGCAATATCGAAGCATATTCAAACTCGAATGACAGTCTAAAAATAGACCTTTATAGAATACTCTTCAATAAGAAGATGAGTTATGATCAGATATATCATTTTTTGATGGACAACTTTGGTGATGAGAGCATTGATCAGGTTTTTCAGCTTCTTTCCCGACCATTTGTTGAATTCATGGTAGAAAAAAATCAATCTGTTGATAAGCTTTTCAAGTGCAATAAGATAGTTGCTGAGGCACATTCAAAAATTGAAACAAAGGTTGATCCTATCATTTTGGCAATGACCTGTATAGGTGAGATGAGAGATGTCTTACAACAATCCTAAATATATCAAAAGTGGTGCAAGATAATTTGCATCTATCAGATAATATTCATCACACAGGAAAGTTATCTCTTGTCTTTCTGCAAGTTCTATGCTATCCATTTCATATGTTGAAATTAAATCCCTGAATATATCGATGTCGGTTTCTCCGTTTGAGAATCTATCGAGTTCTTCTGGAAATTCATCTGCGATATCATCCAATGCTGAGTAAAGGTCATCAACCTGTTCACTCCAAATATATTTATATTCTCCTATCGGAAAGAAAATTTCGGCTCCGTCGCTGTGTATGTCTGAATATCCAGAGGCAACCCCATAATTTTTCGTTGTGAATGCACCATTTTTTCTCGGTTCAACTTCAAAATACTCATAGAAAACTTCATCAAGAGATTTTTGAGTATCCGATGCTGTGTCTTTTGGTCTTCGGTCTTTTCTTGTGGTTTTATGGTAAAGGTTCTTTATATTGGTTGTTTGTTTGTTTTGCATGCCTCTGAAAACGGGAAATGATCCGGATCGTTTCAATTCACCCAAGAATGGCCCACATTTTGATTCAAGTTCTTTGATGATCATATTCCAATTTTCAAGTGTATAATCAGGATCATTTGTTGAGTTAGCTAAAGACGCTATCACTTTATGTATCATGTATCTTGGGACCTTCATATCATTGTAGAGTTCGGGTTTTATTTCATTTGATATTCTTTCACCGTCCGTGAAAATGTCATTTAATTTCAAGGATTCTAAGAATGATATGTATGTTTTCAATTTTTTCATAATATCCAATAAATAATATCTTCTATATATTTTGGGTCCAATAGGTAATATTCGTCACATATGAATATGGTTTCCTGATTTTTTACTTCAGAGAAATCAGTTCCTTTCTTATAACTTCTTTCAACATCGAATAGGAATGTGTCATATTCATCCATAAGTTCATCGTGTGCATCATCCAATTTTTTTTCATATTCTTCTTTATCTTCAAAATCTTCTGGCACATACCCATGTTTAAATTCTAAATAGTCTATCAGGAAGTCTCTGTTTTCTTTTGATGAAACATAATAATACCAATCATTTGAATCAATCTCATTAAAAAGGTCGGTTATGGTATCGCTGTAAAAGAAATCGAAATCTCCTATGGGAAAGAAAATATATGGCCATCCATATTGTTCTGAAGTGGATGTCGATTTTGTTGTGAATATGCCTTCACTTCTCAATCGATATCCGAACTTTTGTTCAAACTTATCGTCTATTGCTATTTGCACATCAATGTCAGTGTCCTTTGGTCGTCTATCATCTCTTCTTTCTTTTTTGTAAAGTCCTTTATTTCCTTTTCCGAGACCTTGTGATCCTCTTCGATATCCTCTGAAAAAAAGAGATCTTGTTTTTGGGTTCTGTTCATTTGAAGATATCAACAAGCTCAGAAATGGTTTGCAATCTCTTTCCAATATTTCTTTGGTATCATTGAAATCTTGTTGTGGTATTGGGTTCTTGCCTTTCCATATGTGAAATCTATCTTTTCTGATCCATGGAAGTGAATCATTTTCATTGAACTCTAAAAACAATTTTATATATGACGGTTTCATAATATTATATATATTATATGCCAGAATTCGATTTCAAAGACATATATATTGGTTATCAAGGACATCCAAGATTTCAGATAAACAAGATAATCACTGATGATATTATTCGTGTGATAGTTCAAAAGTATGAGATGATAATTTTCACAAATAAGGGTGAGTTGTATGGTGATCCAAATTTCGGATGTGACCTATTGAGATTGTTGCATGAAACCAAAATAAGTGCAACTGCAGTTGAGGGTATCATTGCCACTCAGATCGAAGAGTATATTCCTGAATTGAATGATGTGAACTATCAGCTCAGTGTGTCGTTCGAAGAGGATCCTGAGAATTATCAGGATGTCATGGTGATTGACTTCAAGTTCAATGATTTTGAGGTAAAGGCATTTGTTGCTTAATTGAGATATCTTGTTATCTGTGTCGCACTTCTGTATTGTTTTGATGTCAGATTCGAAAAGGCTTCAAGTTCTTCTATGTCAAGTATTCCTTTTATATCATAGTTCTTCTTATCTCTGTAAGTTGATCCGTAACCATTCTCACTTGTAATTTCAACAACAACAAATGGGTCAATATTCGAGTCCAATGTGAAGTTGAAAGGCAATAGATTGCCACTTCTTCGTGTTTCACTTAACCGTTGTATCGGTGACAGGTCGATCTGTCGCCATTCAGTTATGTCTATCCAGTTGTTCTGAGGTCCATTATTATCCAATGATGGTGGTATCACAGATGCCGTCATGGATGGTGTCATTCCGTATCCAGAAAAGATATAAAAGTCTCTATCATATCTCACAATGTCTGAAACATTGTAGGTTGTGCCTTGCTGCCAATCATTAACTGACTCATATTTTCTTGGATTGTTCAGTTTATTGTTATCAATTGTTGATTCATACACTTTATCAAAATAATAAACACGGTCACCTGCATTATAAGTTTTCATAGGATACCACTCGCGATATATCTCATATGTTCTTATATCGATCGTGTATTGGTCAGGAAGTCCTGTATCTCTCTGTGTGTAAAGATCCAACACACAGTTATAAACAGTTGATCCATTGTTGACTGGCATAAGATATGCCTCATTCATCCTATGTGTTATCGGTGTCATCGATTCATACACATTGAATATGCTGACATCACGGGTGATGTGTGATATTGAACTTGTGTGTAGAAAATCCGCCCTACCTGTTATGTCAAGTATCTTATGTGTGAGTGGTATTACATTGTTTTCTAACCATTCTTTCAATCCTTGAAGTTTCTTTTGAACTTCTTCAAGAGAATATGTAAGAAGATTGTTGCCTTCTCTATCGGTTATCCTGTATGTCAGATTGAACAATTTGGTTTCTTCATAGTTCTGATTGGGGAAAGTGCCTTTCAGAAAATCATTATCGGTCCAACCTTCAACATTCGGGTCGAATATATCTGGTATCTCTACTTTAAAAAGTTTCAGATAATTTTTTGAAAGTCGATTGACATTTCTATAATATTCATAAAGTTCAAGGTCATTATATCCAAAGTAGTTGATGGCATTTATTATTGCCTTATATGATCCTATGTATGGATATATCATGTGTCTCATCATCAACATCTCTTTTCTTTTCTTATTGAGAAATGTCCAATCGATGCCTTCTTCTTTGATGTCATATGACTTGAAAATGTAAACATCGTCTGATGATATCAATTTGCCTATGTTGTTCAACTCTATTTTATATCTTTCATCTTCTATCTCGGTCTGTGCATATGTTATGAATCTTCCAATTTCCCTGTCCCAAACTCTGAACCTTACAGAAAGATATGTCGTGTCGTTCTGATCGGGGTAATTTTCAACAATTGTTGACTCTTCTTCGAGAAAATCAATATCTTTGAAGAATTCAACGACCAATTGTCTTGGGAAAACCGCTTTGACCTTTAAAAGATATCCATTGTTCTGTGAGATATATTGGCTAGTTGAGTTAGAGACATCATTGATGAAAATTGCAATGTGTTGTCCGGATCTTAATCCTCTCTCATTTCCATTTATATCGGTCGTGAACAATTGATTTGATAATACATCCAATTCAATTATTCCTCGTCTCTCAGATGTTACCGGGTCAGTCTCCGTTCTGAAAGATATCTTGTTTGTGACATCTTCCTTCGTGTTGAGTGTGAAATCTATCGGTTCTGCAACGAACAATTGTGCAATTGAACGCAGGGGACCTTCAACAGTCGAATTGAATCCAATGAAAGTTTCAATTGGTTCTGGTTGAGTTGATATATCATCATCGTCATCAATGAAACTGAGTTGGTGAACTAGTGCCTGAAAGACGGTCTGTTGTTCCTTTGGATCGTTCACTTTTGTGATGTCTCTGTTAGGTCTTCTGTTCAATACAACTTCTGGTAATGGTCTTTCTCCTTGGTAGGCGAGTGGTCCTTGTGTTGTCAACTGGTCACCTGAGAAGTCATAGTAGAAGAACTGTGGTACATTATCAGAGAACCATCTGAAATAAAGACTTGCGGTTACGCCTCCATTGAAATTCATTCTTGGCCTTCTCAGATAATCTCTTGTATTGAGCCAAAGATGGTCACGGTCCAAGTAATCTGGATCAAGTGTACCATATTGACTTTGTGTTATGGTTATGGATGGTCCGATCACAATTGGTGATATCACAAAACTTACCTGAGGCACTATCTCGATGATCTGTTGTTGTGTCGGTTGTAAGAACCAAACAGAATTTCTATCACCATCGAAGGCCGCTCGTGTAACATTGTCACCGAAAGAAAGTGGGAAAACTTCTCGTATCGTTCCGATCTGTGAATTCATTACCGAAATGTTCGGGCTCGATGGATCTTGATTCGAAATATAGATATCACCATCATAGTAATTAACTGTTTCAAATCCATATGCGCTTGGCGCAGTGTTATTGAATGAAAATTGATCATTTATGATGTCATATTTTGCAAACCTTGGTGAATCTGTTGATGTGAACACTGAAGAATCAAGTGATGAGAAAGCAATATAATTATCAGTTCCTGATGGATTTGATGTTAATTGTGTAAGTGTATTGTTATCTATCTTGTACAAGAAAGATGTGTCAAAGAAAAATATTGATTCATTTACAGGATCGTATATGACCTCATCATCGGTTATTGCAGGAACAAGATATGTACCAACAACAGTTCTTGTGTCACCATCGACTCTTCTCATTGTTGATGGTGGTGATGCAATATACATATCACCTTCAAAATCATTGAAGGCAAGATCATATCCTTGGCCAGATATTGTTTGTACTAAAGTTCCTGACTGATATATTCTTATGTTGCTATCGGTCGTTATATAAACATCCCCATTATTTCTATTGAAATCCATTGAGAATGCATCCTCAGGTAATGTAATGTCGCCCACTGGATATTGTGTGTAAGGGTCGATCCAGTGAAGTGACCTCTCTTTGAGTGCATAAACATACGAATCAAATTGGTTGAACATCAATTTCAACGGTGATGTTGTCCCTGATAGGGGTATTGTTGTTTCAAGAGATCCATTTATCGAATTGAATATCTGAAGATCGCCTGACAGACAGAACATCGAATTGGTAGGTTGTACATATATGATATCAACCATCGATTGAGTGCCTGTATTGTATGTGTTCACTGAGTATGTTGTTGTATTCTGAAAGCTTATTGAATATGCGTTTGAAAATTGTTGATTGTTGAACATTCCAGAATTCGACTGAGTTATCGTGATGCATCCTGTTTCTTGAAATCCATTGGAAAACCCAACAATTGCAAATGGTGAATTGGTATCACATGATTGAGTAAGACCCCAAAAAGGACCTTCATAACTCAGATTCATAACATATGGATCCAAAAAGATGATATTATAATCAACATTCTGTAATGGATAAATTGTGTTGTTGATGCCTGTTATCATACCGGTTGCAAATCCTGTCGCTTCAAAATGCTCACACGATTGTGTGCCGGAAGCAGTTCCTGATTGTGTTGCAAGAAGTATCTCATTGGATGTCAACAAAGATCCGTGATTTCCAGAGAACTTATATGTTATCTCAAAGTTCTTGTCGCCTGGTAGAACTTGAGCGTTCGGTCTTATTTCCAGATCACATCTTCTATCATATTCTTTGAGATTGAATTTCAAAGTTGATCCAACATTGTTTACAAATATTCCAAAATCATCAAGTATGAACTGATATTCATTAATCCAATTCTGTAATGTCTGTGGTAGATTTGAATTCGGATCAGGTAAAGAATGTGTCACTGGGTAAGATGTTCCATTTATTCTTATATCCAAATATGGTGAGAAGCTGAATGTGACTCCCTCGATTGATGGTTCAAAGAATGTTACCTGGCTGTGTTCAATGTAATAATCAGCAGTTGATCCGACCTCAATCACAAAATCAAGTGGCACATTCGGATATTGTGTTCTCAGATTAATTGAATTGAAGTATGGTGAGATAGAATCAATTGTCTGTAATGATGGTATTATACCAAGTAGTATCAATTCAGCAGAATTCAATGTGAACCATCTCCTCAAAGTAGCGTCAATGGTTCTTTCCATATCGATCTGTGCTGATGAGTATATGAATACAATATCAGATTGATATACTTCACCGTTTATTGTGATTATAAGTCCGAATTCATCCATATCAGTGAAAACAATATTATAATTGAAATTTTCAGAAATGTCAAAGTTGAATTCTCTCTGTAATTTTTCTTCAATTTCGATCGGCTTTTCGATTATAAGATTCTGCTGACCTATGTTTACCTGTGGTTGTGTGTCTGTAAGATAATTCAATATCACATATTGTGACGGATATATCAATCTGGAAGTGATCACATCATTATCGAACCCCATATCAACATCGAACACACTTAGTTGTTCAGAATATCTCTCAACTGCCGATGCAAGTGTCACGGATTGTGAGAAAGTAAAAGATTGTCTGAAAACAAATCTGTCCTGTGTGAGATAAACCTTTGAGCTTACTATCGTTTCGTTAGTTGGTGTCTGATCTACAAGAATATAGTTCGGTGTGTCACTCCAATAATTTATATCACTCGGATCAGTCGAAATGGTCGGTGGTGTTGTTGTGAGATCATCGAGAGTTTCATTGGCAACCCATGTATAGGATTGAATGCACTGATATATTTTGTTTTCCCATATTACCTGTTGTCCGACCTGATAGGTCACTTGATTTGCATTTCCCAAGAAATTCGGTATGTTCGATACTCTATAGAATTGTTGGTTAAAGTTTGATTCCGGTATTTTGAATTCGGTTCCTGGTTTCAATATTCTTGGAACACCTGATGTAAAGTCAATTACATTTGTGAATCCTAATAGGTTTGGGGTTGATCCGTCATAGAACTGCAAACCTGCCTCATAGATGAGTGGTACATCTGTTCTTGTCAGAACTTCGATCAGAAGATCTGTGTTTGATGGCAAGGCAGAAGCATCAAGTGTATATTCATAATTCGATATATCAAAATTGTCTGTCTTCTTTACCGTAACAACCTCAACATCGTCAAAGTCAAGTGTTTCTTTGTAATCATCGTTGTTGTCTGTGTTTACGATGTTAAGTTTTTTATTTTCATAAAGATTCAAATAAAAATCAGTTTCGTTCCATGATGATAATGTATTCTGTAAGGTAGGTGTTATATAATTGTTTATACCTATGATATCTAAAGATGAAATTGTTTCATTGTTGTAACTTGTAGGCAATTGCCAGTTCCAGTTGTTGTCAAAGTCAAGATTTGCTTCATCGGTCAATATCATTATTGCGCCTGGTTTGGTTCTTATGACCATATAAGTTCTATTCACACTGTTCAAACTGAATATTGGATCATTCACTCTTACAATGGTTCCCTTTGGGAATTTTTTATGAAAATCATCACCATATATCCATTTTGAAAAATAATCAGATTCAAAATTGACCGGATCAATTCTATTTATCACTTGATCAGTGAATGTTGATCGATAGAATTTGAACCCATGTTCATTGAAAAGTTGCCATTTTTTTAAAGTGAGGTCATTCGGACACGCATATTCGAATGCTGGTATCTTTTCGAACATGTAAATTGCCTGTGTTTTGAATGTGTCGCTTGAATTTTCATGGAAAAGAATATCTCCTTCATATCTTTCGAGATCTGGCTCATAATTGAAGTTAAGTGATTTTCCTTCCTTGTCAAAGAATATTAGATTTTCCATATTTCATATATATTAATATGGAACAGTCGCGTAATATAAAAAATATTTAATATATAGATGTATGAAATTATTTAAATATAAAGACTTTTTAAATGAATCCAATCAGGATATAGATTCTATCTGTAAAAGGTATGGTATAGAAAACTATACCATCAATGGAGATGGATCAATTGATGTTGATGGAAATGTTAATTTATATAATAAAGGATTGACTAAACTTCCATTAAAATTCAGAAATGTCAGTGGTCATTTTTATTGTCATAATAAGCGGGGGAATCAGAATAATAAATTAACTTCTTTAGAAGGAAGTCCAAAAAGTGTTGGTGGTTATTTTTATTGTCATTATAATCAATTAACTTCTTTAGAAGGTGGTCCAAAAAGTGTTGGTGGTGGTTTTTCTTGTCATTATAATCAATTAACTTCTTTAGAAGGAAGTCCAAAAAGTGTTGGTGGTTATTTTTATTGTTATAATAATCAATTAACTTCTTTAGAAGGTGGTCCAAAAAGTGTTGGTGGTGATTTTTATTGTGATAATAATCAATTAACTTCTTTGGAAGGAAGTCCAAAAAGTGTTGGTGGTGGTTTTTATTGTTCTAGGAATCAAGACCTTATTTCACTTGAAGGATTTCCTTTACACTATGATGAGACCAAAAACTTTTCATGCGAAAACACCAAACTTAAAGAAGTATATGAACTTTTTGATACGATCGATGCGATCGACTGGATCAACGAGTTTGAAGTTATCAATTGTGACAGTGATGTTCCAGAAGTTTATTATATGAAATTATTGGATGTTTGGGAATCACTTGATAAAGAACCGATACCAAAAGAGGAAATAAATCTTAAAAATTATAAATTGATATGAAAGTATTAAAATTCACACACTACACAATTTCTGAGAATCTGATATACCACTTGGATAATAACATATCAGTTCTTGATAATATTTTCCGACCTGGTTCTGACGCATTTTTTTCACTTTTGAAGGAGGCAAGAGAAAACTTCAAAAATATTGAATTATTGGATATTGACAGGCAATTATTCGAAAATACTGACTTAGGTGAGTTTGTTGAAATTGACGGACAGATGATACCACTTGACCTTCCCATGTTGGATCAGGGAATCATTAACGAAGCAGAATACAAGGGTAAGAAAGTAAAACTGAACAAGCCAATGAGAAACACAGGTTCTGGTAAAAAATATAAAGTTTATGTTAAGAATCCAAAGACAGGAAAAGTTAAAGTGGTTCGATTTGGTGACCTGAAAGGCGGTCTTGCATCAAAGATAAATGATCCTGAGGCCAGAAGGGATTTTGCAAAAAGACACAAATGTAAAGATAAGAAAGATAAAACAAAGCCTGGTTACTGGTCGTGTAATTTACCGAGATATGCTAAATACCTTGGTCTTTCGGGAGGAGGAAATTTCTATTGGTAAAAAAATTATGATTTTCATGGAACTACCATTTATAGAAGAAGAAATATCTCAAGGTTATTTTCTGAGAAAATTCAGCGGCGCATCTCATGATTCTGAGTTTGTCTGGCATCGTGATAAAGAGGATAGATATGTGTTATCCTGTGAAAATACAGATTGGATGTTACAGCTTGATGATCAACTTCCAATGTCTTTGAATGAGGTAAGATATATACCGAAAGAAACATATCATAGATTGATAAAGGGTAGTGGTGACCTTGATATTGTCCTTTTGAAGATCAAGTAATATTCCATATATTTGTGAAATGGAAATAATTGCAAAATATAAAGATCATGTTTTTAGAGTTATGATCTCGAAAAAACTTACACAGAATGTTCAATCAATACATTATTTAGGCGAATTTCAAGGATCTGTAAAAGAGTTCATCAATTATTATTCACCATTGTATCCGAATGCGAGAAAACAGGTTTTTTTAGACACGAAAAGACCCCTGTTGAGAAGTGTGAGAGTCGAGATAGAAACCATGCCAAAATTCAAAAGGTTGTTCAGAAAGGAAAAGTTGAAAGAACTGTTAAGTTGATTTTGATCTGTAATTCTCTTGGTATATCTCAGTTATTTTTTCATATTCACCCAAAAGACCTTTTTTGAATTTTTCTGACCTGAATGTTTTGCTTTCTATGAATTTTCGTATATATGATTCATAATCAAGTTGAGTTGTGATCTCGATATCTCCTTCGATATCCAACACTTCATCCTCTTGTTCGTCAGAGTTATCTTCAACAATATCATCAAGATATTCAATTGATGTGAACTCTCCTTTTTCGAGTAGAACTTCAAGTTTTCTTCTAACTTTCCTATCACTTACTATGAGTTTGTTGGATATGACAAGATCGATGTAATCCTTTGAATTTGTTTCTGCTTCCAACATTTCAATATCATCTTCAGTTATTATTCTCAACTTTCTGAATACCGGTGAGTGTGTATTCTCTACGAAATCAGTTTCACCGCTCATGATATCAAGTATTGTAATTCCTTTTTTATCATCTCGGTCATTTCTATCCATTTGATAAGGGCTACCTATGAATTCAAAGTTTTTTTCAACTTGTCTTATGTGTATATGACCTGAGAAAACTCTCTTATATCCTTTGAATTGCTCAACATCGATTTTATCTGGATTTCTGTGTGCAACCGAGTTCAGGTGCATTCTACATCCATTGAGATCAGAGTGACAGAACAAATAATCACCTGGGTTGTCATTCAACTCATTTATCATATCAAATCTTTTCTCGACCCATGGCATCAGGACCAGTTTTTTACCACACATTTCCAATGTTGTGGTTTCTGTATAGACTGAAATGTTATCTATATGGTCAAATAACCTCACAGAATTGACATCATTTGTTCCTTTGTTCCAAAGATCGTGGTTTCCAACAATGATATGAACAGGTAATATCTTTGATATTTCGTTCAATATCTTTTCTAATTTATATGAGACTATAATTGGGATTGATGTTCTATTATCATAGATGTCTCCTAAAATGATGAGTATATCATCTTGCTTTGTATTTTTTCTAAGATATGGAATGAAGAAATTCAAAAAGTAGTCCTCCATCATATCAAGCCATTTGTTGAGATCGTTTATATAGATTCCGAAGTGCCAGTCAGTTGATAAGAATGCTTTCATGTGTAACTTGTTTATTTGAAATATTAAAACACACAAGTCTTTAGCTTGTGTGGTGTAAAATATATTAAATTTTTCCATAAAAGTTTAGAAACCTTGATTTAAGGTTGGAAACTCATTGGTATTTACTCGAAGAGTATCTTAGCCAATGAGTAGTTCATCTTGTATGTTTAATATATACTTGCATGCATATCAAAAGATATCACATGATATTTGAATCACTTGATAATATCAAGAACAATCCATTTTATGATGAGCTTTGTGCGTTTATGAAAAAATTCACAAGTTCGGAACAACTATTGCGTTCGGGTGGAATACCTATTGATATTCTCGATAGATTGGCCCATGGTTTCAGTGAATCAGATATCAAGCAACTTGAGCCTGATAGGCTTAAAATACGCTGGTGGGATGATATTGGGAATGTCAAGTATGAGATTCGAACGAGTGGCCTTTCTGAAAAAGAATGGGCAAAAACGATAAATTTAAATGAACCAATAGAGGTGAGTTATAGAGTTCATAATGGTGAGAAGGGATTCTTTATTGAGGATGGCCATCATAGGTACATGGCAGCCAAGATACTTGATAGACCTTTGAATGTAGATATTGATATAAATTTGAACCCTATAAAAGAGCTCGATCCTGAGTTAAGTTATGATGAGTTTCACAGAAAGATATTCGATATGGTCAGGTAATTGATCTGATTATGACACTTCTCTTGAATTGGTAATAATCCATTGATCCTTTCATGGTTTCGGGATGTTTTTTTGACAGTATTCTATGAGTCTCAAAACACCTTCTCTCTGCTTCTTTGATATTCAGTTTTAAAAGTGTTTCCTTTCTTCTGCTCAACTGACCTATTCTTATCGATCTGAATCCATCGTCAGAAAGTTTGAAAATTTCAATAAGATAGTCGATATATTTTTCCACCATGAAACAAATATAATAAAAATCAATACAAAAAGAAAACATTTTAAATGGGGAAAATTGCGTTAATATCCGGTGTGACCGGACAGGATGGAAGTTATTTGGCTGAGTTCTTATTATCTAAAGGTTATCAGGTTCACGGAATAAAAAGAAGAAGTTCAAGTTTCAATACAGAAAGGATCGATCATTTGTATAATGATGTGAATTTCAAACTTCATTATGGTGACCTGACCGATTCGACCAATATAATAAGAATAATTCAGGAAGTACAGCCTGATGAGATATACAATCTGGCAGCTCAGTCACATGTAAAGGTTTCATTCGAAACACCTGAATATACAGCAAATTCTGATGCTCTTGGTGCATTGAGGATATTGGAAGCAATAAGAATTTTGAACTTAGAGAAAAAAACAAGATTCTATCAGGCATCAACATCAGAGATGTTCGGTAAAGTTCAAGAGGTTCCTCAAAGAGAAACAACTCCATTTTATCCAAGAAGTCCTTATGGTGTTGCAAAGCTTTATGCGCATTGGATCACCGTCAATTACAGAGAATCATATGATTTGTTTGCGTGTTCAGGAATTCTTTTCAATCATGAAAGTCCTGTCAGAGGTGAAACATTTGTCACTCGAAAGATAACACAGGCGGTTGCAAGGATAAGTCAAGGATCAGATGAAATACTTTATCTTGGCAATCTTGATGCCGAACGCGATTGGGGACATGCGAAAGATTATGTCAGAGGTATGTGGTTGATGTTGCAACAGGAAAATCCAGATGATTATGTTCTTGCAACCGGTAAAATGATATCTGTCAGAAAATTTGTTGAAATGTCATTCAAATATATCGGGATCGATATAGAATGGTCTGGTGAGGGTTGTGATGAGATTGGTGTCGATGTGAGTTCAGGAAAGTGTCTTGTAAAAGTTGATCCTAAATATTTCAGGCCAACTGAGGTAGATGAGCTATTGGGTGATTCAACAAAGGCAAGACGACAACTTGGTTGGATGCCTGAGTATTCTGTTGAACAGTTGTGTAAAGAAATGGTGGAAAATGACATTAAAAGATTGAAATGAAGATAAAACCTTATTCAAAGATATTTGTTGCTGGTGGTCGTGGAATGGTGGGATCAGCATTGATCAGAAAATTAAAGATGTTAGGATTCAAAAACATAGTCAGTCCATCAAGTTCTGAACTTGATCTCACCAATCAAAAAAGAGTCATTGAGTTTTTCTGTTCAGAGAAATTTGACTTTGTTTTTTTGGCAGCTGCCAAGGTGGGTGGTATATTGGCCAACAGCACCGAAAAGGCAGATTTCATCTATCAGAATATAATGATACAGACAAATGTTATCCACTCATCATATCTGAGTGGTGTGAAAAAATTAGTATTCCTTGGTTCGTCCTGTATCTATCCTAAAATGTCACCTCAGCCTATAAAAGAGGAATATCTTATGACGGGTGAGCTCGAACCAACGAATGATGCTTATGCGATTGCCAAAATATCAGGGATAAAGATGTGCCAATCATACAATGAACAATATGGCACTGATTTTATTTCAGTCATGCCTACCAATCTTTACGGACCAAATGATAATTATGATAGCAAGACATCACATGTTCTACCGGCCTTGATAAGGAAAGTTCACGAAGCTAAAATAAGTGGATCTGATATGATCACCGTTTGGGGGTCAGGCAATCCAAGGAGAGAATTTCTTTATGTCGATGACCTTGCGGATGCTATTTTACATGTATTTGAAAATTATTCTGGTAATGAGATCATAAATATCGGCACCGGTGTTGACATATCAATAAAAGAACTTGTAGGTATCATTCAACAGGTCGTTGGATATGAGTGTCGAGTGGTATATGACTCTGACATGCCGGATGGTACTCCAAGAAAACTTCTTGATGTCAGTAAATTGAATGATTTGGGTTGGCGATACAAGACAGATATTTCAGATGGTATCCGGTCAGCATATGAGGATTTTCTTAGTAGGGAAACTTAATATATATGCTATGATAAACGAAAAAATGGGTGTTCCTGATAATATTGAGCTTGTAGCCAAAAGAATACACCGACGCATATTGACATATTTAAATCGAAAAAACATTGATATATTTTTTGGTGAGAATTTACTCTTATACACCGTCTTCCGAATAGGTAATTTGGATCTCAATATTTCTGTGAAGATAAACTTGGATAAAATTGATCAACCGCTCACTCAAGTTCATTCGATGTCAATGGCTATGGGAGCTGAGTTTGAAATGAGTGGTGAAAAATTAAGAAAAAGGTCGATAATGGATGACCCATCACTTGTGATAAACATTGTGTGTGACCGGATCGATATCGAAAAGATACGAAATGAATTGAGTGATGTCGCTGTGGTCTCACACATCGCACATGAGCTTAAGCATCTTTATGACAATTATTATAGAAATCCTTCTGTGATTGGATACTCAAAGTATCAATCTTTTCAGTTCAATATTGGACTTCCTTCGGTGGCTGAATTCTTATTTCTACTTTATTACACGACAGTTGAGGAGAATCTTGTAAGACCTGTCGAATTCTATACGGATATGGTTGAGAATAATATAACAAAGAAAGATTTCAGAGATTATATAAAAAGTTCTGAAATAATAAAATGGTTGAGCAAGGGAGAGACAATGACACTTGATATGTTAAAAGAAACGATAAAATCAGACCCAATGTTGAAATATTTTCTTGAGCAACTATATGCCAGTGAGGATTATGAAAGTGTTGGTGATCCGGTTGATGATGTTCTGAATATTGTCCTGATAAATATCATCAATAATGACATTAAATCCCTCGATCGTCAGATCGATGGATATAAGAGAAGACTTGTAAGAGAGAATCCAGTTTTAAGGTCGGGAAATGTTATCAACATAATAATGAATCAGCCTTTGGTTGTTGATCCATCAAATGAGGAAAAGTTAAGAAAGATATTTGTTGATCGATTGAATAAGTTTCAAAAATATGAAAATAATCGAGAAAAATATTTTGAAAATCTGATAAAAGACCTTAATTTTACATCGATGAAAATGAAGCGCAAACTTTACAAACTTTATGATATGTTACCAGAAGAAACTAAGAACGAATCAATTTTGAATTGGGAACTTTTCAATAAGATCAACTCAAAACCTATCGTTACAAAGATCGATTGGGAAAAGTTGAAAAAATGATCATTTCAAGTGTTTTTCTGTGACAACAATGAATTTAAATCCTTTTTTGTCACACCACTTTATCATGGTTTTCCATTTCTGTGAATTCTTCTGAGCCATTTTCAATCGATACTCTAAGTTTCTCATCTTTTTCACATTTGCATTTTCCGGTATATTGAATTGTTTTTTTTCAAACAGAACAACATCCTCATACTCCTTGTGTGGTTTTACTTCGACAACTACTTTGCTTATCTCACCATTTGAATTTATAAGTTCATAATAATAATCTGCGTAATAAGTGTGGCTTTTAAGGTTGATGTCACCATCTTTTTCATAGTGTGTGAGTTGATATGGTATTTTAATGCACTCTCCACACCATCTTTTGATCATTTCATTCTTATCGAGCCATGTCATGAACTTGAATTCAAGCATTGATCTGTAGTATAGTCCACCTTCCGAGTTCAACTTGATAACCTTGTCTTTATTTTCCGGTATGAAATTGCCTTGGTGATATTTGCTATTATTTGGCTTAGAGTTTATCATAATTTATATATATCATTATGGGAGCTCTCAATGAAAGGTTGAAATTAAGTCAAATGGTATATGGTAAAGATATCGTTGATTACTATAAGAACAACACCGAGTATATGTTCAATCTTTACAAGAATTCGTCTGATGAGTGTGAATTGATAGATAAATCTGAGATACAGGTAGGTGGTTTCTATCATTTCTTCTATATGGATGATTCAAATTGGATGAAATATTCCCCAGTTTTCATATGTGATCACAGAGAATTCAAAAACATGATAGTATTACTTGGTGTCAACTTCAACTTTATACCTCTTGAACTCAGAGTCAGAATTTTCGATGAATTCATAAGAGATGAGGATTTTAATACTGATAAATTATTGCAGGTTGATTTTGTCGGTATGTATCAACAATTGTTGAGAATAGGTTTTGAATATTCGATAAGGGAATATAATGTTGCTCAAATAGTTGGCGTTCATAGAATATCACTTGAACTTCTTCCAAGATTCTTATACTCTTCTTATCCTTCGAACAAGTATGACCCTAATAAATTGATGGATACTTGGAAAAAGAAAATTGAGACAAAAGAGCAGAGACACAGAGAAATAATACAATCTGTCATAAGCGATTTTTATGACATAACCGGTGAAATATCGGAAAATTACAAGGTTCTATCAGGTCATATAGCTGATATACAGAAGAGTTATATGAAATATGGTCGATAGAGGGTAGGATTTTTTATATATACAATGATAAAATTTTAAAAAATGAATGGCATCTTATAATCCAAATAACAATCAAAGTCAATTTTCGTATGTGAACTCGGCCGTTGAGAACAAAGGTCTTTTTTCAAGGATTCTCAGGAATCTTTCCAATTGGGGTATGAACTATGATGATATGATAGCCAGAAACCAAGTGGGTGTCGGTATAAATGAGGATCCTTATGAGACACAGGGTAATTCGATGTACAGTTTCTTTTCGAGAAAGGCAGTTGCATCGGTATTGAATCAGAAATCAATTCCATATTTGGATAGGAGTTATGCTGATAAAAGAAGAATATTGCGTGAGTATTCTATAAAAGATGAGATCCGTGATTTCATAACTCAGATATGTGACGAAGCAATTGTTTATTCTGATAAGGATTTCTGTGAAGCAGCATTCATATCAAATGATTATCCACAAGAGGTCAGAGATAAATATCTTGAATATTTTGAAAAGATCTACTCAAGATATGGTTTTGCTGATACCGTCACAGCATGGTCAATGATGAAAGACTTTCTAATTGATGGTTACCTTGCAATGGAGATAGTTTGGGATGATAAGAAAAAGAATATAATAATGTTCAATCGATTGAGACCTGAAACTCTTGTTCCGGCATATGAGCCTAATATTGGTCACCTTTGGATCCAGTATCCTGAGGATCCACAACTAAGAAGAATATTCCTTGATTCACAGATCATATTCATTTCATATTCAACACAGAATGATTACTCAGAAACATCCTATGTTGAGGGACTTATCAAGCCATACAATCAGCTCAAGATCATAGAACAGACAAAGATCATGTTCAATATGATAAATGCAACACTTTATCAGAAATTCACAATACCGACAAAAGGACTTGGTAGACAAAGAGCAGAAGAACAGATAGGTCAGTTGATACAGGATTATTCTGAAGAGGTCGAGTGGGATGATTCGCTTGGAACTCTTACTATAAATGGATCAAAACATTTACCATATAATAAACAATTTTGGTTCCCTGATGGAGATGCAGGAACTCCGCAGATGGAAATAGTATCGCCTGAAGGTCACAATCTTAATGAGGATGATATTCTGAAATGGTTTTTCAATATTCTGAAAAGAGCATCAAAGATACCTATGCAAAGATTCGAGGCTGAAAATGGAGGTGGATCGGTTTTCAACGATGCTGCTGAGATCACGAGAGATGAGGCAAAGTTTGCAAATTTCATACAGCGATTGAGAGCCATATTCAAGGAAACAATTGTAAAGCCTTTGAAGTTGCAGATATTGGTTGAATTCCCAGAATATAAGGATGATGAAAGATTTTTAAATCAGATAGACATTGATTTTCTATCGAATCAGCTTTTTGAAGAATGGAGAAAGTTGGGTAATCTTTCTAAAAAGGCAGAGATACTACAAACATTTACTGGAATTCAAAAGGCGGATGGTGAACCTTATTTCCATATAGAATATCTTATCGACCATGTTTTGAAATTATCACCAGAGGAAAAACAGGAGAACTTGAGATACTGGCAGCGTGACTCACAAGGTGGTGGATCAGCTGAAGGTATGGAAGGTGAAGGCATGGATGCTGGTGGCGACATGGGTGGTGATGTCGGTGGTGATGTCGGTGGTGATATAGGTGGGGATGAAGGCGGTGGTCCTGAGCCAGGTGGTGGAGATGAAGGTGGTGAGTTTGAATTCTAAAACTCTTTGACAAAGAATCCACTCACCTGTGGCTTATCATATCCTACCATTTTTATCTGATAGGGTAAAATGGATTCAATTTCAGCATTTTTTTCTATGATATTGTAATGTATTCTTGTTACTTTCAGATCCTTATCAATTTCCATTTCGAATGAATCACATTTTAGAATATTGCGTATGATCTCATTTTCTTCATTCAGACCATCTATGCGCAAAGCAGGTTTTATGTCATCGACACACAATATTGATTTCTTGCCGAATATCGTGTTCATCTTGACCTGTCTTAGTGATTTATTATAAGATGAGTACCTACTTAGAATGTAGTGGAAATTTTCAAGGTTATTGTTTTCTGTAAGTTCTGTTGATATTGTCATTTGCTTAAGACATCTATGATCTGTTCAACCTTTTTTATCTCATCACTTGAAAGATGTTTCATCTTTTCATTCATTTTTTCGATAATATTCTGTTTTTCCTTGTCAGTTGTCATGTTTTTAATGATATTTTCTATCTCTGATAGTGAAATTTCATTTCCAGCCTGATCGACATATTTTCTCTCAACAATGTGGTCTTTGAATTCTTCCAGTTCTTCCTCAGAGAAATGATTTACAACATAGACAAGGTCCCAATTCAATTTGTCTTTATATTTTCTAATGAAATCCTTGTCAAGTTGGTTACATGATATGCTGTTCCAAAGATCTTTTTCCTTTATGATGTCAATGAATTTCTCATAATCAATATCTTCACTGCAACTAAGATATATCATCATTCGATGCCAGTTGATGTGTTCTTTATATCTGTCAATGAAATCCTTTGTGAAATTCTGATAGATAGTCATTGACATTTCATTTATATCCTCTTGTTCTAAGAATTCATCATCTATCATCTGTCTTATCATGTTCTCTGATACCACATATTTTCCAGATTTCAATAGTTGTACAAATTCTTTTTTCGTATAATTATCTTTTAGTGAATATAAAAGTGATTCATCGATATCAAAATCAGTGACCAATTTGAGAATACCGTATTGTTCTAAATGGTCTAAAAGCATTTTTTTCGACATTTTAAGTGTGTTCTCATCACTTTCTACAATTTCTATCTTTAATTTACTCATTTCTTTTTATTGTTTTTTATTGTTTTTTTCATCTTATCATAGATTTTCTTGTTCTGAAGCGGATACTCAACCCCGTAATTCTTTTTCAGTGTTGATTTTCTTTTCTTCTCAGAGCATTTTCTGCAATAATAGAATCCCCAAATATTATCATATTTGACATAGTTCTTGAATATCACATCCTTTTCGATGCCACATCCATCACATTTACATTTTATCTTTTGGTGTGAACCCCTTGAAAGGAGTTCAACAGGTATCTTTACCCTTTCACCGATCGATATATCATATCCCATTCCTTCAAAATATTGATAGTTGGATTCACTTACTTTAATTAAGACTTCTCGTGTTAATATCATAAAATACCGCAGGTTATTTAATGTATATATGATATCCAAAGTCTCTCCTTAAAAACCTGATCCGAATATGTTCAAAACCACTGTAAGCCTTTTTGTTATCTCAGGAAGACCTAATGGTGATATGATGGCATTGATAGGACTCAATATACATTTGTCGAATTGTGTATCATAATCGATATCAGGTGCTATTTCGATCGGATAAGATCCTCTTTGGAATGCAAATATTGGATTTATCCGACTATCCTTACAATAATAGTACTTTATCTTATTTCCAGATCTCAGGAATTCATATTTCGATTGAAGTGACCTGTTCTTGTGTAAAAGAAAGTTGTGATACGCAGATGCCTTGACAGCAAAGTGTGTTCCTGTAACGAATGTGAGCCTTTCACGGTCATTCAAAACCTTTTCTTCATACTTATTGACAGAACTTTGCATAGATATCGAATCAATATCTGCAAGCTCAAACTCTCTTCTGAGTTCCTTTACCAACTTGAGCAGATCCTTTATATTGAAGTCATCCGGATGTGAAAAAAGATATTTCACGATATTCACGATCTTATCTCTTGCAAATGCCGGTGTTGATGACCTTACAAGTTCAACTCCTTTTGGAAATATGTAAGACAATCTATTGTAATTGATACCATCTTCGAAAAGTATATGTTGAATGTATTTCTTCTTTGCAATGTTGATTATTGATTCAGATATTCTTTCCAACTCGAAATCTTCTTTGTTCTCTACACCATATTCGGCTGCATACTCTTCAAGACATTTCTTAAAGTATCCAGCATATCTGAAATGATCGAGTCCTTGTATGAAATCCAACTCGTTCTGCCAATCCCATTTGATATCACATGTAATATCTGATAGAACCTCTGAGTTGAATTGCCAGTTCTTGACAAAGGCGCCATCGATAATAACTGTTTCAGGATCGAATTGATTCAGTTGGTCTTTCAGTTTCTCAGAATCGAACCGTTCTTCAATATCGTCAACATAGAATACTTTGACCATTTCATTGTCTGTTGAAACATTGTTCCTGTGGTCAATGATGAATGTTCTTTTATCAATATCACGGATGTTTTCATCATTGAGAAATATGTTCTTCCAATTACAGTGCTTGATAGCAGGTTCAAAGGATACGAAAAGTGAGTCGGTATCCGCATAGATACTCACATTTTCCTTTTTACCGATAGGTGTCACATCCTTGATGGACATTTTGTGATGTAATTCAAAATCATTGTGCCAAAGATTGGTCCAATAATCAACATTCACTATGTCCATTCTTTTAGTGAGTTCTCTACCCTGTGATGTTATACTGCCTGCTACATACTCATTGAATAGTATGAAGTAGGGTGTTGC